AAACATAATATTACCAGAACTTTCCAGGGTAACAAAAAAGTCTTCCTGCGCACCATAGCTGCCACTTCTTTCATAGTTGGATATTACAAATTGAGCAGACAACTTATCTCCATTACCAAAATGCAGCTCATAATTACTAGAAGAAGCACCAAAAGCTTGAACTCTTAACAGCTCTTCAGTGGAGCTGTCAGTAAAATAACCTGAAGATGTTATTGATAATGACTGAATCCCTAAACCACTTAGCAAAGTACGGTAAGCACCCGTTGAAAGGCTATTAGACTCAACAACCTCATTATTTACACTTATGTTCGTCTTTATAAGTCCTCCAACATCCGTAAAAACCTCAGTAGGGATTCCCCCATCGCCAATTTTAAGTAATAGATCCTCACCTTTTTGAGCAGTCATAGCAACCTCCACTTATTTAATCTTTTTGCACTAAGAACCTAAAGCCAACACTTCCTTTCCATGTTAAACCATCTGAAAGCTGCGTAGTACTAGTTGAAATATAATGACTACTAACCATAGTACATCCCGTCATAGCTAATATAGTCCCATCTAATATCCTTTTTATTTCGACCAAGATATCAAGCAGCTCTTTATTCCCTCTTTCTTGAGAATAGACATCAAAGGATATATTACTTTTAATTCCAGTCGTAGTTATGGTTGACCAATCGCTAGACTCAATAGAACTTATCTTAATGTATGGATATATTGCACCTTGCGTAACGTGGCTATAAACAGCAGTAACTTGACTAGATATCGTAGCATCACCATCTAACGCTGTAAAAACAGCCTTTTGAAGTTCATTCAAACAATCTGTTGTCATGACGTCACTCCCTCCTCTGCAAATATTTGAAGTATTTCATTTTTCTCATCTACATTAACTACGCTCCGTATATTAAAAACCCTGCTATCGAACATAATTCGCATATTTGAAGAGATTCCGCTTATATATCTAATCGTTATCTTTACAGGTTTGATTTCATTAATACCTCCTGCAAAATTCTTTTCAGCATTAAGACTTCTCCCACTGTGACTTGATAAACTATCAATACTAGCCCACACTGTAGTAAAATTAGTCCAACTTATACTGTTCCCCCCAATTCCATCAGAAGTTAGCACTTCACTTTGAAAAGTCACTCTATGCTTCATTTTCGAAGCTACATTCTCCATATCACGCATAATAACCTCCTATAAACTCAATAATTTATATGGCGCATATAATGTTTGCGACTGAGAAGGAATTACATTAGCACCCGCTCTACCATCATATATTGCCGCAATGTGCGACAGCATCCCTTGCTTTATAGGATTTGGTACATCATTTGCTAAAGCCCCATAGCCAGTTAAATAGACTATTTCAACCCTATTACTTACGACATTTGCATCAAAAATAAGCTTTTGATTTCCAGAGCTTAGATAATATGTACTACTATTTATTATTGTTTCGGTTCCATCGCGTGCAATTGCTTTAACACTAGTAATTGACTGAACTGGCCCCATCACCATTTTTACAACCGATGGGCAATATTTATCATATGATAATTTCCAACTTTGATCTATAAAAGAAACCTTCAAAAACTTTTCAGCTGCAACTCGTACAGTAGTAATTAAATTAGTAATCAAAGTATCATCATCACTGGAGTCTACTTTAAGAAAAGTTTTCACCTCGCTCAAAGCAAGAGGCTCTGTTGCCGGAGCTATTTCAAGCTCCAAAACTGCTTTACTAACCATATTTTTCCCCGATTATTTTTTATTGATAATTATTTTTTTAGCATATCTTGAAGCGAAAAAAGAACGTGCCAGACTCTCTTGCACATAGTATATTTGACCTTTATAGAACTGCGATACTACAAAACCGTCTTCGCTTCCCTTCCTTGTTTGCAGCATTTTTATCCAAACCACTCATAAAACCCCTCTTATACACATTTAATTAACACATTTATCCACAGACTTATCCACAGCATATCCTTAACTGTTTCTAGCTCTTGATTTAGCTAATACTTTTGCTACCGAAAGAAATTCCTGACTTAAAGATGGTTTAAATTCTCTTGCATTGTTTTCCGACTGACTATTTGAATTTAAAATATTAGGAAGTATTGCATTGCTTAATATATTTCCAAATATACTGCCGTTAAACTCCTTATTAACTAAATCTCGCAAGTCGTTTGAAGAGTTTGTCAAAATATCTTCTGTTTTTGCAATAACGATTTTTCTCAGAACCTCCTTTAAACCATCTATGTCATTTTTAAGTATTTTATCAAAATCATTTACCAATTGCTCCTTTGCTTCATTTCCAATTATTTCGAATTGTTTCTTTATTTCATCTGCAAATTCTTCAATTTTCAATTCTGCAACTGTTTTAGATTTGGACATAATCCCTCCATTTTAATTAAAAATTTACACCATAAGTACAAAGCAGCATGAGATTTTAAACTTCAGGTATCAAAATTGGACATTTTTGTCACAAAATGCAAAACTACATAGCGACTTTCGCAATAATTTGTGATATAATGGTTACGAATTTTAATTTATAGGAAGTTTAAAATATCATGATAATCGAAAACAGTGAAAATATTACAAGTGCTAACAATATATTTAGGTTTACAAAAAACAGCTACAATGAAGCTTTGTCTTTGTTAATATTTTCTCGTGATTATTTTAACCAAAAAGGTCGCATTGATAAATTAAACTTATCTGGCGAGGACAGCATAATATATACAATAGCCATGTCGACCATCACCACACAACTAACAAGCTCCATAAGCTGGCTTTTAATGTGTAAAGCAGTAGAAAAAGGCGAGATAAGCATTGATGAATTAAAAAGTGATGATTTTTGTATGCCAGAATACGAATCTCATTTAGACCTTGATAACTCATGTTTTTCAGTTTTAAACGAAACTGTACTTGACCTTTTGACTAAAAGTTCAAACATGTATAATAGAATAAAACGTATGGAAAACTCCGTGCGTAAGATGCTGGAAGAAGAAAGTGAAAAAGAACTAGTGCACTAAAACTAATCTTCCATTCTATCGGTAATATAATCAAAAACGTGACCTAATCCAAAATACCCGCCACCTTTAATATCGTCGGCTTTATCCATTTTTATTTTATGTCGCTCCAGATCGGAGACTGATACAGACCTAGCTTCATTAAATACCTTTTCCAAATTAATAGTTTTCTTATGTGAGCTATCTATACATCAAAAACTTCTTTTTCTGTAGGGCAAAAATCACCATCTTTATGAAATAAAACACGAGTTAAGTTTATTAAGTGCGCTCTATCCCTAGGCTCTGTTATTTGATTATATATAGAGTCAAAATCCATATTTTGTGAGTCAATGTCTTCTTTTAAAATTACTTTTTGCTCATCACTTAACATTTCATATCTATGAATTCCTTCCAAGAATTCCTTTTCATCATCACAAAAATGTCCATCAATATTTGCCATAACGACTAAACAACGCCATACTGCAAATTTACCATCACTAATTTGACTCATAAAAACTTTTCCTAATTTTAAAAATAAATATTAATTTATACTTATTCTAACAGGACATTCAACCTATAAATGAAGGGGAGGAAAACTTGCCCTCCCCTTCGTAAGGTTAGACAACTGGCAAATCACCAGCATTAGACTTAACTGAAACTGCCGATAGCGTTCCTCCAGTTGAAGTACCGCTTGAGACAATCGACAACCTCACATATCGCTTATTACCTATATATCCGATTTTGTTTACCGCATTGTCATCAGTAGATGCAAATGCTGCGTTGGCTTCAGTACCAAGCAAATCAGAATCAGCAACAGCCGCCGCATCGCTTAAATTTGATGCATCCCCCTCTTCAATAAGCGGCGTATAAGTTCCATCTGTTAAAGTTCCTGACTGCATTACAAACTCTACAGAACCAAAGCCCTGCATATCTATTATATTACCAGCAGTAGTAGTATCAGAAGAAATCGCAGCAGTATCTAAAGCCACTTCTGCCTTAATATTATTATGTAAATCTCTCATGAGAATTATCTCCTTTATGTTTTTTTACAACGCCCTATCAATTGATTTGCATACAAAAACACTTGTCATGCTGAATTTATTTCAGCATCTTTGGAGCATTTAAAAGAATCTGAAACAAGTTCAAGTTTACAAATAACTATGAAAACAATGAATAGGACAATTCTAATTTTTTAAATAACGTCATTGCGAGGAGGTCATAAGACCGACGTGGCAATCTATCATAATATAAATAGACCACCACGCCTCAACTCACTATGAGCAATACTGTCACCCTGAAAACACAAAATTAAAATCATGAGTTTACTTAATCATTTTAATAAAGTGTTTCGCTAATTTATTTCAGGGTCTAAACAGTCATCAAAAAAACTATGAGCCCAACTTCATAAGCTTAATAGCCTCAAAGTTAACCACATCGCCACCAACACGTTTTGTTGAATAGAACTTAACAAAAGGCTTGTCCGTGAATGGGTCACGCAAAACCCTAACTCCCGTGCGGTCAACAATTTGATAAGCCGCACTAAAGTCACCAGCGGCAATAGATAAACTATCTGCCGCAGGTACAGGCATATCCGCCGCCTGATGCACAGGCACTCCCATTAACGTATCAGGCGCACCAACTGCCAGCCCTGGGTTCCACAAATATTGATTTGTTGTGTCTTTTAACTGACGCACATCCTCAACAGTAGCCCTATTCATCAAGAACGATGTATTAACCGCATAATCTTCCTTCAATGAATAATAAAGCTCAATAACCTTGTCGGCAGTTACAGCACCACTTGAACCTGATGCAATTTGCTCAATTTCACCCCAATCCGTACCATCACTATAAGTTAATATACCACGAGGTTTTCCGACACCATCGCCGCTTACAAAAGCTGTGTTTTCTTTTTTAGCAAAGATTTGTGAGATTTTTTCAGCAAGCCACGCCTCAATATCAATAGCCGAGTCATCAATTAGCTTTTGCGTAGCTTTTGGCTGCGCGTAAAGCTCATGCACCGGAATTGATTTTTTGGCCAAAGTTGGTGTATCAGTGTCAGACACAGCACCAGATTCAGTTGTCCACCCTGCAACCGCTTCAGTCCTATCCTCCAAAATTTCTAATGAATCACTTGAAATAACTTCAACATTAGCAATTTTACGCATTGGCGAAGTTTCAAATACGCTTTTAACAATCATATCTGAAATTTGCGGTGAAACCAAATAGCCACCATCGGGGTCAGATGCTACTGAAAGCGCCTTAGTTTCCAGGTTGCACAAATCCCCTTCAACGCCTTTTCTAAGATAATTACAAAAAGCATTTTTGTGTGCTAGCGAAACTTCATCAGAGAATTTAGCACCTTCAACATTACCATAAGCAGGTCTGTTGAAAGCCGCCTCCATTTTAGAAACCCTTTCTTTATATTCATCAAGCTTACCGCTAATGCGTGAAAGATGTTGTTCAGTTAAAGGGTCACTTGCCCCTTTATTTTCGACCTCTTTCAAACGACGGTCATTAACTTGTTTAAATTGTTCCCATGCAGAACCCAATTGGTCAACACGAGCCTTAACCTCGGTTATAGACATATAACTCTCCTTTAGATTTTATAAATAATAGTGAAATGCCCGCATCCCACGGGAAGTAATTTTTGTCACCCTGAACTTGTTTCAGGGTCTACTCTTTATCAAAATTCTGAAAAAAGTATTACTATACTTGTCATATACCGACTTGATCGGTGTATCCAAGAATTATATAGACTCGCCGGTCAAGCCGTCGAGTGACAATTAATATAAAGCTCAGCCCAACAAAGCCCCAATAGCTCTATCAATTGAGTTTTCCAAAGACTTCATTTGGTCAACTTTAAATCCATAAAGTGCCAACTCCTTCGCCTCAGAGCGAGAATAGCCATTCTTTCTCAAAAACTTCTCATACTCTCTTAACGTTAACGGAACGGCACTTTTAACAGATGTAATTGTAGCATTTTCATTAGCGGGGAATGTAACAAGACTAACTTCAAACAAATCCAAATCTTCAATAACCCTAACTCCATCACCTTCGCCAACATGTGCCGAAACCACTGAATAGCCAATGCTCATTCCATTAATAGCACCTGATTTTAAAAGAGAATAAGCTTCCCTTGCCCGCTTTACGTCCAACAACAGCCTGCCCTTTACAAAAAGCCCATGTGAATCTTCATAGATATTTTCAAACACGCCAATAGGCCAGGGCGATTGCACGAATCGTTAATTTGCAGTTAATTGATTAACCAACGCTTTTTGTTCAATTTTAATCCTACCCACTAAAATAGCCCAATTAACCAT